TGGGCCATCGGCTGGTCCGACGGCGTGGATATTGAGCCCACCGTGCGGCAGGTCGGCAGCCTGTCGAACATCGAGGTGACCAACGGCGGCACCGGCTACACCTCGGCCCCCACCGTGAGCATCACCGGCGGCGGTGGCAGCGGGGCCACGGCCACGGCCATCGTCGATTCCGGCTCGGTCATCGGCGTCAACATCACCAACCCGGGGACCGGCTACACCAGCCCGCCCACCGTCGCCTTCAGCGGCGGTGCTGGCACCGGCGCCGCCGCGACGGCGGAGCGCTCCACGGTCTCCGAGCTGGTCCTGCCGGACACCCGCACCTGGTACACCTTCCAGGCCTACGTGAGCGACTTCCCGTTCGACTTCCAGGGCAACACCGTCGTCACCACCGCGGCCACCATGCAGCGCAGCGGACCGGGCGTCTGGGTGCGTAAGGCGGAGACGCCGTGAGCCGGGCTGCCAAGAAGGTGGGCACCGCGCGTGCGGTGAGCCTGAGCGTGGCCGGCCTGCAGAAGGCCGGCGCGTTCACCGGTCGGCCGGTGGAGAAGGAAATCCGCTGGAAGCAGGGCGACGAGGAGCTGACCGCAACGGTCTACGTGCGGCCTCTGGGCTTCCAGACGGCGGTGTCCGACGTGCTGTCGGCCACGAACAAGCACGACGGCGTGGCCGGCCGCATCGCGGCCAGTATCTGCGACGAGAGCGGCAAGGCTGTCTTCACCGTCGCGGATATCACCGGCGAGGCGGATCCGGAGCGCGGTGCCCTGGACGGCAACCTCTCCGTGGCGCTGCTGATGGCAATCGGCGAGGTCAACAACCTGGGAAAAGCTACGAGCTGACCCCGGAGGATGAGCTGTGGTGCGAGCTGGTCCTGAACGGGATCGGCGGCCGCAGCATCGCTGAGGCAAAGGAATGCCTCGGCATCCGGGAGTTCCAGCTCTGGAGCCTGTACCGCGCCCGACGCGGAAGCTTGAACCTGGGCGGCCGGCTGGACGCAGCAGCAGGGATGTTCGCCGCGCTGTTCGCCAACTCGAACCGCAAGCCAGGCAGCGCTCAGTTCAAGGCCACCGACTTCATGCCCTACGTGGATGCCGAGCCCATCAGCCTCGAGGAGGCGATGCAGCAGTGGTAGCTGACGTGTAGGGCGCGCATCAACCTGGCTGGCCACCGGCCAGCCTCTGCAGCAGAGAGAGCTATGTCCCGGTCCCTTGGTACGCTGACCATCGACGTTATCGCCGAGGTGGGCGGCTTCGCGTCCGGCTTGGACAAGTCCGAGCGCCGGGCGGAGAAGTGGCGCAAGAAGGTCGAGGCCGAGGCGAAGCTGGCCGGCATTGCTCTGGGCACCGCCATCGCCGCCGCGGTGGTAATGATCGGGCGCAACACCATCGCGGCAGAGCGCGAGGTTGCCCAGCTGGATGCCATCATCCGCTCCACCGGTGGCGCGGCCGGTTATACCCGGCAGCAGCTGCTGGACATGGCCGACACCCTGTCGAGCAAGTCAACGTTCAGCGGCGGCGAGATCGTCGAGGCCCAGACCCGCCTGCTTTCGTACTCGGGCATCCTGGCGTCCAACATCCCGCGTGCCATGCAGGCCGTCATTGACCAGTCGGCCCGCCTCGGCATCAGTGTCAGCCAGTCGGCGGAGACCATCGGCCGTGCGCTGGAATCTCCCAGCAAGGCAGCCGCCGCGCTCGCCCAGCAGGGCTTCGGCGCTGCCTTCACGAAGGAGGTGCGCGGCACGATCGACGAACTGGTCAAGGCCGGCAAGGAAGGCGAAGCCCAGGTGATGATCCTGGAGATCCTTGAAGAGTCGTACGCCGGCGCTGCGCAGGCGGCGCGTGACACCTTCGGCGGCGCGCTGCAGGCCCTTGGCAACACCCTCAACGACATCACCACCGCGAAGGACGGGAGCCTGAAGGGGGCCACCGACGCGGTCAATACGCTGATTGAGACGCTGAACGACCCGGCCACGAGAGAGGGTTTCAACAACCTGATCTCGGGTGCGGTTGAAGCCATCGGAACGATGGCCAAGTTCGCATCCACCGCGGCCAACGTGACCAAGTTCGTGGCCGAGAGCCTGGCCGCCCGCGTCAACGGTCCTGACATGGCCGACGTGGTGCGCGTGGAAGACCGCATCGAGCGCCTGCAGAAGACCCTGGCGGCTGTGCAGAACTCGAAGGGCACGCTGGGCTTCTCCATGCTCAACGCCAGCGAGCTGATTCCGTCCGATCTGATTTCCGGCCCGGACAAGGTAATGCAGCGCCTGCGTGGCGAGATCGCCAACGAGCAGCGGAAGCTGGAAGAGGGCCGGCGCATGCTGGAGCTGGCGGCCAAGGCGGCCAGTGCAGCGAAGGTCGAGCCGACAGGAGTCACCGGCGATGCTGCTGCCCGCGACGCCGCGGCCGCAGCCGCAGCTGATGCCGAGAATGCCAAGAAGCGCTTGGCCGGGCAGCAGCAGCTGCAGCGTGCCTATGAGTCCTCCTCACTGCAGCTGCAACGCCAGATCGCGCTGTTCGACACCAGTTCGGATCGTTCGGGCCGGGCTACGGAGTTGCAGCGGCTGAACTTTGAAATGGCGTACGGTAGCCTGCAGGGGCTGAACGCTGCGCACCAGGAGCGACTGCGCGCGCTGGCCGCCGAGATTGATCGATTGGCTGGGGTGAAGTCGGCCAACGAAGAGGCTGCCAAGGCCACCGAAGCTTTCGTCAAGCTGAAGGACGAGCTCAACAAGAAGGACTCGCTGGGCGTCGACCTGGCACGTGATCGTTTGAAGGTGCTGCAGGCCGCCGCGGCTGTGGGCGCAGCCAATGATGCTGACTACGTTGCCACCGCTGGAAAAGTGATCGACCAGGTCGGCGGCAATGGATCATCCGAGTACAAGGGGCCTGACGCTCTTTTCGGTGGGTCCCGAGGCGAATTCTCCAAGATCGATGAAGCGGAAGAGGCCGAGAAGAAGAAGCTGCAGTCCCAGCTTGAAGCGCTGGAGGAGCAGAGGCAGGCTCGCCTCGATCTGGAAACGGACTGGAACGCCAAGGAACTGAAGCTCCGCGAGGAACATCAGGCGAACCTCGACCGGCTTGACCGGGCTCGCTGGCAGGTGGCTGCGACGGAGGCTCAGTCCGCATTGGGCAGCATCACCGACGTGATGCGCACCAGCTTCGGCGAGCAGTCCGCCCTCTACAAGGCGGCATTTGTAGTGCAGAAGGCCGCCGCGATCGCACAGTCGGTCATTGCCATTCAGCAGGGCATGGCGATGGCTGCGGCAAACCCGTGGCCGACCAACCTTGCCGCCATTGCATCGGTAGCGGCGGCGACTGCAGGCATCGTTTCGAACATTGCCGCGGTCGGCATGGCCCACGACGGCATCGACAGCGTTCCCGAAACAGGAACTTGGTTGCTGCAGAAGGGGGAGCGGGTCACCACGGCGGCCACCAGCGCAAAGCTGGATGCAACCCTGGACCGCGTCTCCCGCGATACCGACGGTGGAGGCAGGGGCGACACCAACGAGTTCAACTTCAACGTCAACGGATCCATCAGCGAGCGAGAGCGGTTGATGCTGCAAGAGACGGTCACCCGCGCCGTGGCGCTGGCGCGCCAAGACCGGGTTGCAGACACCACCTCCGGCACCGGCCCGCAATCTCGCGCAATGCGGTCGAACTGGAATGTCAGAAGGAAGGTCGGGTAATGGCGCTGATCATGCAGCCAAAGTGGTTGCCCGAGCCTCTGCGCGATGGCTACGGACTTCGCCATGTGTCGCCGCTGAAGCGGTCCACCTTCGTGAGTGGGCGGTCCCTGCCGCGGCGGGCCTATACCGCCACGCCCAGCCAGACGGAGGTGCGCTGGCTTCTCAACGACCAGCAGGCTGCGCTGTTCGAGAAATGGTTCCAGGAACAGCTCATTGACGGCGTCGCCTGGTTCGCATGCCGGCTGCGCAGCCCATTGGGCATGGACTATTACAAGGCGCGGTTCACCGACATCTACGACGGCCCGACGCTGACCAACTCCAACCTGTGGATGTTCACCGCGCCGCTGGAGCTGTATCTGCGGCCACTGCTGGCCGATGGCTGGTCGGAATACCCAGAAGGCTTCCTGCAGGCCAACGTGATCGACCTGGCGGCGAACAGGGAGTGGCCTGAGTCATGAGCATTCTTGAACGCCTCTACTCCTCTGGTGGCAGAGAGATCGAGCACGAGACGCTGGCCATCACGGTCGGCAGTGAGACCCACTACCTCACCAGAGGCTGGGAGGATCTGCAGACGGTGCTGGAGACCGGCGAACAGGTCACCTTCAAGGCCTGCGGGATAGACGTGGCGAAGCCGGCGCGCAACGCCGACGGCGTGCAGGATCTGCGCTTCGCCCTGACCAACATCGACGGCCTGGTCAGCACCAAGATCCGCGCCGCCTTGGCCGCGCGCCAGAAGATGACCGTCACTCTGCGGGTGTACCTCAGCAGCGACCTGCTGGCGCCGATCAAGCGCCCGCTCTCGATGGACATCAAGGGCGGGCAGTGGTCCGCCACCGAGGTCCAGATCACGGCCGGCTTCATGAACATCCTCGACACGGCCTGGCCGCGCGATCGCTTCAACCTCTCCAAGCACCCCGGGCTGCGCTACATCTCATGAAGATCGATCTGGAAAAGTACCTGGACGTGGTCTGGGTCAGTGGCGGCCGCGTGTTCCCCGAGCTGGACTGCTATGGCGTGGTCAACGAGGTCCGGCGGGACCTTGGCCTGCCGGCGTGGGACGAGCACCACGGCGCCACCCGTGAGGAACTGCCCGAGCTGGCGCAGCAGGCTGTCCTCCAGCACGCCGGCAGCGACCTGGTGCAGGGTGCTGTGGCGTTCTGCTACGAAGGCAGCATGGTGACGCACGTGGCCGTGCTGGTGGAGGTGGAGGGCCGCATGTGCACGCTGGAGTGCAACGACGGCCGGAACGTGACCGTCCTGCCGGTGTCTCGCTTCGAGCGTCGGTTCAACCGCGTGGAGTATTACGCGTGATCCGGGTGTTTCCGTCGCGCATGCCCGGTGAGTCATTGGAAACGCATCAGCACGGAAGGACCACTGTGGACGGCTGGCTGCGGTCCAATGTGGCTGGCTACACCGGCCAGGGTGAGCAGCCGATCGAACTGGATGTGGACGGCGTGGCCGTCGCTTCGCAGGCGTGGGCAAACACGTGGATCGACGGCGATTCCGACGTGTGCATCTACCCGGTGCCCCATTACGAGGGTGCGGCTGCGGTGGTTTACTGGGTGGTCGTTGCTGTCGTGGCTGCCTATGCCATCTACATGGCGTCGAACCTTCCCTCTGGCAGCCGGTACGGCCAGGGCGACACTCTCAGTCTGGACACGGCGCGGGCCAACACCGCGCGCCTCGGCAGCCCCGTGCGCGAGGTGCTGGGGCGCTGTCGCGTGTGGGCCGATTACCTGGTGCAGCCGGTGTCCCGGTTCGTGGGTGGCAAGACCTACCGAACCCAGATGTTCGTGTGCGTGGGCAAGGGCCGGCACATCATCCCGCTGGGCTGCGCACGGCTGGGGAACACGCCTATCAGTTCCTTCGGCAGCGACGTGGATATCACCATCTACCCGCCCGGCTCGGACGTAGGCGGGGACGTGCGTTCCGAGAACTGGGTGAACTCCACGGAGGTGGGCGCCACGGCTTCCGGCACCGCCGGGCTGGACCTCAGCGACACGGCGGACGTGACCACCGGCATCAATGCGGATTCGGTGACCGTGTCGGGGAACGTGTTTACCCTGAACAACGCGACTATCACCGGCGCCGACGGCAAAGAGCGGCCGGCCACCTCCCTGCCGCTGAGCTGGACGGTGGGGGCTGTGCTGACGCTGAAGGTGGCGGCGACCTTCACCGCGACCACCAGCGGGCTGTATTCGATCATCGCCGGCAGCGCGGTTGCCGAGCTGGCACCCTACGTGGGCATGCCGGTACTGCTGACCTACAACGGCGCGGATTACGCACTGTTCGTGGCCAGCTACAACGCTGGTTCCCCGGCGGTGCCTGGCGTCGGCGGCAGCCCGGCGCGGCTGGTGGGCTCTGCCGCGGCCAGCAACTTCGATTTCAGCGGCACGCCGGCCACCTTCGGCATCAGCTGGCGCGGCACCACCTACAGCGTGGCTCTGGTGGCCAACTACATCACGCTGGGCGTGCTGCTGACCGCCATCAACGACCAGCTGGTGGACAGCGGCCTGGTGGCGACTCAGTCTGGCGGGGTGGTGACCATTGCCGAGGCGGAGAGTCCCTACGCCGGCGGCAACATCACCTACAGCGGCTTGCCGGCAAGCGTATTCGGCAGCAGCCCGACCACCACGACCGGTGTGGCCACGACCGGCGGCACGCCGGCAACGCAGCCCCGCGTGAAGCTGGCCTATGACGGCCCGACCGGCACGGCCTTCGGTGGCCTGCCGCCTGGCTCGATCTCGCTGGCCATGTCGCGCGGCCAGAGCGAGTACCGCATCGCGTCCACGTCCGGATTCACCTTGACGGTGCAGCGGCTGACCGAGGACGGCGTGGTCGACACCAGCTGGCCGGGATGGGCCAGCCGTACCGCGACCGACTACCGGGCAACCGGGTTTCAGGAGGGCGAGGAGTGGCTGGGGCCGTTCCTGGTGTGCCCGAGCGGTGAGACCACCGACGCCTTCGAATACGACTTCAACTTCCCGGGCGGCCTGATCTGGTACACGGACAAGGGCAACAAGCGCACCTTCACAGTGACCGTGCGCGTGGCTTACCGCGTGTTCGGCTCTGGCGATGCCTGGTCCGTGCGCACGCACACCTACACGGCCACCTCCGAGGATGCGCTCGGGTTCACCGAGCGCATCACGCTGGCCACGCCGGGGCAGATCGAGGTGCGCGTGCGCCGCGTGACCGAGCGCGGCGGCAACTCGGCGCGGGACGCCTGTTTCTGGCAGGGCCTGCGCGCGCGCCTGCCGCAGCGGCCCACCCGCTACGACGACCTGACCACCATCGGTCTGACGGTCACCACCGGCACAAAGCTGGCCGCCCAGACCGACCGCCGGTTCAATGTGGAGGCCACCCGCCTGTACGACGATGGCGCGGCGCGCAGCATCAGCGGGGCGATGGTCCACGTGATGCGCTCGTTGGGCCTGCCGTTCGACCAGATCGACACGGAGACGCTGCAGCACCTGGAGGACACCTACTGGACGCCGCGCGGCGAGTTCTTCGACTTCAGCGCGGAGAAGTCCGGCACCAGCGCACTGGACCTGCTGCAGATGGCCGCCCAGGCCGGCATGGGCTACTTCCTGCTGATCGACTCGATGTGCTCGGCAGGCAGGGAAGGGGTGAAGGCTTGGCGCGGTGGCATCTCGCCGCAGCGCCAGCTGGAGCCGCTGAGCACGTCCTTCATCTCGCCGGGACCGGACGACTACGACGGCGTGGACGTGACCTACATCGACGAGGTGACGTGGGCGGCCGAGACCGTGGAGTGCCGCCTGCCCGGCGTGACCGAGCCGTGGAAGGTGGAAGCCTACGAGCTGCAGGGTGTCGGCACGCGCGATCGCGCGTATCGCATCGGCATGCGCCGGCTGATGAAGCACCAGGGCCAGCGCCTGACCTACAAGACCAAGACCGAGATGATGGGCCTGGTCTACCAGTACGGCGACCGGGTGAAGCTGTTCGACGACATACCCGGGTCCAGCACCACCAGCACCATGATCGAGTCGGCGCAGCTGGAAGGCACGCGGCTGCTGATCGAGGTGGGCGAGTACCTGGACTGGAGCCTGCCGGCGCCGCGGTGTCTGGTGCGCTTCCAGGACGGCACGCTGTCGAACGTGATCGTGCCTACGAAGGTGGACGAGCACCGGCTGACCATCGCGGCCTCGGCGCTGCCGGGTGAGCACGCCTTCAACACCTGGGTCATGGACGACCCGACGATTGACCCGCCGGAGCTGATCTTCTGCGACAGCACGCGCGCTGGGTATGACGCCGTGCTGGCCGACCTCACGCCAGGCGAAGACGGCTCCGTCGAGCTGACCGCCCTGCAGTACGACCCCGCCTTCTACCAATACGACGACGCCAACGCGCCGTAGCACCACTGGAGACGCACCCAGATGACCAGATTCAACACCGGCAACCCGCTGGGCTCGACCTCGCCGCTGGATCTCTATGACAACTCGGAGAACCTCGATGCCGCTATCAATGGGGACGCCGCTACCTGGCAGGACCGGCTCGGCAAAACGCGCAAGAGCATGGCCGGCATCGAAACGGACTTTGAGCAGTTCTTGGCCGATGGCAGCACCATCGAGTTCGCCTCGTGGGCAGAGGCAAACATCGCCGTCGGCAACGGTCAGATCCCGTTGAACCGGCAGGTGGCGGTCGTGGGTGACTACGGGACGCACACCGATCCCGTGACGGGCCAGGTGGTGCCGAACAGCGGCCGATACATCATGACCGTGGTCGGCCTGCAGTTCCGCAGCGGAGACGTTCTCTCGCAGAAGGCGGACCTAGATGTGGTGGTTCTCACCTCGGGTGACATCCGCGCATCGGCTGTGCCACGGGCGCAGGCGCTGAATGGCGCAACGCTGATCATGGACGGGGCTATCCCTGCTGGTTTCAACATTCCCGCAGGCTCGACCGGCGCGAACACGTACATCGCTGCCGACTTCCCGGCCGCTGCGTTGCGCGGGAAGCGTGTGAGGATCGTGCAGCTCTACACGGCAACTGCGGGTTGGCTGGGTTCGACTTCGCTGACCCTCGTCAGGGCGCAATACCTCGCGGGATCGACTTCCACCAACCTGGCAACGTCTGACTATTCGATCGACCAGGCCGGCGCCGTGGTCACGCAGCGGGCAACCGTCGATGTTCCGACGAACGCCGACCGCGTGGGTCTGGTCATCCAGATCGCAAGTGCCGCTGGTAGTGCCGCTGCCAATCGAAGCATCTCGCTCAACCAGGTTGGGTACTCGTTCTTGACCTCTGGAGATGGTGTGGAGTCGGAAAACGATCTTGCGCTGGACGTGCGACTCGCCCCTCTGCAGGCAGAGATTGGCGTGGCAAAGGGCATAGCGACCAACGCCCTCCTCACTTCCGGCGACATGGCTCCGGGTGCGCTTCCCCGGGTAGTTCTTGCCAACGGCGCGACCAACGTCCTGGACAGCACCGGCCGTAAAGTGGGCTTCCAGATTGCGGCCGGGCAGACTGGTGGAACCACCTACATGGCTGCGGATCTGGAAGCCAAGAGCGTTCGCGGACAGCGTATCAAGATCACGCAGATATACACCGCTACCGCAGGTTGGCTCGCGGCCACTCCGCTGACCGGGGTAAGGGCGCAGGCACTCACCAGCGGAGCGTCCTCAAACCTGACTGTCAGTGATTTCAGCATCGGGCAGGACGGTACGACCGTAGTCCAGGCTGGTGTGATCGACGTCCCCGCTGGCGCTGACCGCGTCGGATTGGTGATCCAGGTGTCGCCTTCCGCGTCCGCGACCGGCGCTGCACGCAACGTGCAACTGAGTGGCGCAGTCTACGAGTTGGCCTCCGCACCTGGCGCTGGTGAGACGCCGAACGACGTGATGCTGGATGTGCGGCTGGATCCGGTGAAGGAGGCTGCTGGCGTATACAGCACGGCGGCCCTTACCGCCCGCGCTGGAACCACGTATGCATCTCCGGCGGCGGCGAACCAGGCTGTTCAGGAAAAGTCGGTTACCAGCCGATCCACGATCTTCGTCGCACCCGGCACCTACGCAGCGGACTTCAACTGGACCTTGGCGCCTTTTGCGACGCTGAAGGCTCTGGCAGCTGCACGCCCCGTCATTCATTACGAGCTGCCGGACAACTCCAGCGACTCTCCGGCCAACTATCAGCCCTTCTGGGTGGTTCAGTCTGGAGCGATCGATGGGATCAAAGTCACTACCAGGAACGCGCGATACGCAGTCCACTGCGAGGCATCCGGTGGCAATCCGGATTCCAAGATCAGCATCCGAGATTCGTGGATCGAGCACCTCGGCAATACCCTGGCGGGGTGGGTATCCCAGGCGGCGTGGGGCATGGGCGTCTCCAGTGGCTGGGATGTGCGCAGCGAAGGCAGCGTCTACCGGGCCCCGTTCTGTGCCTTCAGCTTCCACACCAACGTGGCCTTCGCCAAGCCGAGCTATGTGGAAAACCGGAATGACAGGTTGATCGGGACTGCGGTGGACGGCGCCGTGGCAGGTTTGGCCTTCCGCGCGCAGCCGCTGGGTTCGAATCAGCGCGACAGGCACGTCATCATCGGCTGCGAAGTGGTTGGTGACTACTTCTACAATCCCGTCCCGTGGATGCCCACGACCTTGGCATACCAGCCTGCGGCACACACGGAGATCGACGTGTCTGGCTATGGGAACACACCCTTCGTGTTCCGGATCAGTGACTTTGGTCGTGCGCTGAAAATTGCCAGCACCACGGAAGCGGGTTCGTCCATCGCGGTCTCCGGAAGCGCCGCGGCGGTTCTGTTCGGAGAGGTGACGGCCTATCCCGGCGTCCAGAACCTCCCGGGATATGTCCATGGGTCGTTCGACATCTCGGGTGCAGCGGTTGGGCCCAGCAGCAACCTGCTGATCACCTCGCTCGGCAAGCGACTGGGTGACTGCACTTCCGTGAGCAAGGTCCTGCAGGTGGTCGTGAACGGCGGCGCGCCGCTGGTGATCCCGTTCACGCTGAACTACACGGACATCAGCAACGCGACGATTCTGGCGGCGATCAACTCGGTGCTCGGCAGCAGTGCGGTTGCCACTGAGTACGCGCTGGGAAACCGCTACCGACCGCGATTCAGCGATGAGGAGAAGACGCTGGAAAATTCATCCGGCGTGGGCATCCCGATGGGGACCGTGCTGGCCTTTGACTCGAGCTACAAGCGCGTGAGGGCCATGACTTCCGCTGACCCGGCAAGCCTGTTCGCCGGCGTCGCCTGGGAGGACATCTACCCCGGGACATGGGGCAGGGTGAAGACGTCTGGCTACCTGGCCATTGGAGACGTTCGGCGCACAGGCTCTGCAGCTCTGGTGTTCGGCTCCACCATGAGCGTCGGGGCCACTCCTGGGGTAGTCTCGTCTGGTGGATCGCAGGGTCTGCTGCGAGCGATCCGCAGCGACGCCGTCTCGGTGGGGTAAAGGGGCCGCGGCGGCTTACGGTCCTAGCGTTGTCTGGGTATGCTTCCGGCGGAGATCATGAAGGCGACACCGTTTGGCCGCTCAGTGCGACGGCATGCGTCTGGGTTCCATAGAGCAAATCCAATGGAACCTTGTGCGAAGCATCCTCTGTACGATGCTCCTCGAGGAACCCCTCCCAGTTGGGTGATTGCCTGATCGGTGTTGATGACGAATCCATCCTGACTGGAACTATCGATCAGCCATCCTTTCCGTACGTCTAGGCGCCCTGGGGCAATTTCGAAATCAAGAACTATGGCGCCCGGGCCGGATCTGGAGGTAAATCGATTTGCGGAGGATGTGTGATCCCACACGTAGCGGCTAAACGTGAGTTCGCCTCTAGTAATCACAGCTATCGGAATTCCCATGGCATCAGTGAAGAGAGCGGATATGGTCTCTCCACCTTCGTCGCGATGGATGGTTATAAAAGGGGTTTCGTTTACAAGAAAGGCAATGCAATCGGCAGCGGGTGTTTGCCCAAATAGCATTGCTTGATTCGTTCCGCAGACTACGGTGAACTCGCTCGACCTCGGTATGGGTAGGGGAGCAGAGCTTTCCCTGCTTGCATTGAATGGATTCTCATTGGCCGCCCTGACTTGGTCGACGCTAAGGAGCTTGCGTGTCTTGAGGTCGTGGTGCGTTCCGCAGAGGAGGGTTAGATTATCCGCCTCGTGGCTCTGGGTATGCGCATATTCGATCATGTGATCGTATTGATAGATTGGTGCGCCACACATCACGCATCCAAAAAAGCATCTCTGCCTGACAATTCGCTTGATGTTCTCTGGGATCGCCGGTCTATCAGTGCCCATTGTCTGCTCCGTGCTTTTGTCCTATTTGCCTGAAAGCTCTGCATGAATCAACACCCATTGATCGGACCGGTACGGATATCCCCGGACTATTGATCAGTCTGATTGGTTGAAGGAGTCGTCTTAGGCATCCAATCGCGGTTCTCAGCGCCTGAGACGGCCGCGTGTATGCTCTCGGCATGATCCCGTCCTCCAGCTACCAGGGTTTCCGCGTTGCGCCTATCCCATCGGGGTGGGTGCAGTCGGGCGAGCGCTGGTCGCTCTGGTACAACGGCCGAGAGACGGCAAGCGTCGCGCCTGATGGCCGGCCGGGGCTTCGCCTGTGGATGCAAGGCCAGAAGATGTGGCAGGTGAAGGAGGCGAGGGTGGCCAGCGTGCGCCAGGGAAAGCGCTTCGCTGAGCGCTGGTGCGCGGTCCGGCTCTACCCGGGTCTGCCGCTGCGCGAGGCAGTGGACCGCCTGACCGATAGCACACCCATCGCGCCGACAGCGCCGCTGCCAGCCTTGCCTCCGACCCGCGAGCAACAGCAGCAGGCCCAGCGGCTGGACGAGGCCGCTGCTGCCGCGTCCGCCCGGGTGATGGCGGCACTGGAGCCGATCCGGCCGCCGGCGGAGACCAAGCCCAGGGCGACGGATCCGAGGAAGGGGCGGTTGAGCGCGAGCGGGCGGCAGCACCCTCGCATTTGACGGCTTTGCTTCCAGAAAACTCCGGATAGCCCCCTTGTACCGCAACGGTTCAAGCGGTTGGCTTCCAGAAATCAATTCAATGCAAGTCTTTGATTCGTGTCCAGAGTCAGGCAGACTTCTAAGCCGTTGCTTTGAGTGAATCCGAATGGATGTCAATAGCGCGGGTCAGTTTGGGGATGCGGGTGACTACGACCGAGCCCGCAAAAGCCTTTACGACGTCTCCAACCTCCTTTTTGCATTTCCTCCGCAGCGGGAGAACGAGAGGCACTTCCTGCTTGCGGCTGTCAGGCGAACCCTTTCTTTGGAGAGGGCGTTCCTGCAGGCCGTTGATGACCACAACGGCCAGATGGCTATGACAATGGTCCGTTTGAATCTCGATACTGTTGCTCGTTCGTATGCCCTGTATTGGGCGGAAAAGACGCCGGGCATGACTGCCGAGTCGTTCGCACGCAGGGTTGCTGCGGGTGAGAGCATCAAGGATTTCAAATTTCTGGGCGGGAAGGAAAAGGCCACTGACAAGTGGCTGATTGAGCAGATAACCCCGCTTGAGTCTTGGATAAAAGACGTCTATCGCACGACCTCTGGCGCCATCCATTTTTCCGACTTCCATATAAAGCAGCTGTTGCAGCAGCACGATGGTAGTTCTCCACGGAGTGACGGTGCAGTGGTTGTCAGTCTAGTTCTGGGCCCTACTGATTTTGAGTCCTCGCCCACCAGATATGATGAAGTCCGCGCTGCATTTCTTCATACAACGCTCTTGCTTCTGAACTTGATTTTTCATCGTGCTAAGAGGGCCGGTGTTGCCTAGCTGGTGAATATCTCAAGTATCCGGCATTAGCCGGAGGCAAAAATCTGCCCAGGTCTGCATCATCACGCGCCGCTTTTCCAGCATCGTCCCTCGTTTGTAGGCTGCCTTCGCCTTGTCCCGGATTTTGTGAGCCAGAGCTGCCTCTGAGAGGTCGTCAGGGAAGTCTGTGGTTTCGCTCGCCCAGTCTTTGAAGGTCGACCTGAACCCGTGGACGGTGATGTGACCAAACCCCATGCGTTTCAGTAGAGCCAGCATGGCGTTCTCGCTCAGCGGATCGGATGTAAGGTCGTTGGGGAACAGCAGACGCCGGTCCATACGGGGCCGCGCCAGTGCCAATGCCGGCGCCGAAAGGGGAATGGTGTGCTCCACCTTGCCCTTCATCCTGTCCCATGGGACGGTCCAGGTGCCGGCCGCAAGATCCACCTCTCCGGGAGCTGCTCCAAGGGTCATCCCGGTCCGGGCTGCCGTGTAAATCGTGAACTCCAAGGCGCGCGCTGCCTCGCCATGGCGGGATTTGAGCGCGGACATGAAGCTGGGAAGCTCTGCGTACGGTAGGGCAGCGAAGTTCTCGACCTTCGTGACTGCGGTGGGCTTCGGAAGGATCACGGCCAGGTGCCCCCGCCAGCGGGCAGGGTTATCGCCCGTGCGCTTCTTCTGGACGGTGGCTGAGTCCAGAACTGCTTCCACCCGCTGACGCACGCGACTGGCCGTCTCTGTCTTGCTCGCCCAGATCGGCCTCAGTACAGCCAGGATGTGATCGGTCTCGATACGATCAACCCGCAGGTCACCCAGCACCGGCTTGGCGTAGGTCTCCAGTGTGCTCGTCCACTGCCCGGCGTGCTTCGGGTTGGTCCAGCCTGCTTGCCGCTCTGCGATGTAGGCCACGGCCGCCTCCCAGAAGGTTGGGATGGAGGAGGTGGCCATCGCTGCGGCTCGCCTCCCGGCGAGCGGATCCTGACCAGCCTGTACCAGCTTCCTCGCGGCGTCCGCCGCCACCCGCGCATCGGCCAAGCCGACCACATGTAGCGGTCCAAGTCCCATTTCTGGGCGCCTCCCCTCAAAGCGATACCGGAACACCCAACTCTTTGCCCCTGACGCGGTAACCTGTAGGTACAGGCCGCCGCCGTCGGCGTGATAGCCAGCCTCGGTCACCGTGGCTACCCGTCTCGCCGTCAGGCGATTGATCTTCAAACCCAT